GGTTTACTTCCCCTCTTATACGAAGTTTTTAATCTTTTAAACGTTACATGAATATCATCCGATGTAAGTTCTGTAAGAGAACCTGTTGTATAAGTTGAATCATCCCAACCAATTCTTAGTTTGGGTTGGTAAATTGTATTTGTTTCTTTAGAAAAGAACTTTAATTGTCCATAATCAGTAGTATCATTCTCTTTCTCAGAATCATGTTTCAATATTAATCCATTATTTGGAATTGAACCAGATACCCAATCTTGAACTGTATTTAATACATTCATTGATATATCAGATGATGAATAAGAAAATGTCTGTGATGCCGATGAACCAGTTAACCACATTCCTCCTTTACCATTGTGTGAACCTGAACTTTCTAATGAAGCCGAACCGATTAACCAATTTGATAAAGTTGTTCTTTTATTCCAACTACATCCCTCAATTGATATCACATCAAATCGAGTTCCAATTCCAACATCCCATGATTGGGAAACAGGATGAGCATGAAGTGTATAATCTGTTGGGGATTCAATTGATTCACATTCTCTAATAATAAGTTCAGCAGAATGTACAGAAATATCTCCACTTGCATTTGAAGCAGATATTTCATTTGTATTAAATTGAATTAAAGAACGAGAAATATCCTTTAAGTTACCATAATACGTTTTAGTTATTTCCAATACCTCATCCCTACCTGTATTTTGGGTAGGTTGTTGTAAATAAATTGTTGAATCTTTTGATGCTGTTACGAAATAATACATTATATAACCCTCCCTTTTAAATCTTTGTTTGGATACTTCACTTCAAATATAGATGGATCTAAAGATGGATAAACCATTTTACCTTTAGTTGCATCTGATATATTATATGAGTGTTCTGAGTAGTTTCCTAAACACTTGTTAATAATTTCACATTTTGGTACAGACTGAACTCCCTCGATACCTGCGATTAATAATTCTATTTCCGATATATTGATTGCCATGTTAAACGTCCAATTATCTATATTAAAGTATTTTGCTAATTCTTGTTGAACTTTAACCAACACCTCTCTTTTGTTATATCCACCATAAACTCGGATTTCAAAATCACATCCAATGTTTATAACAAATCCATCTATTAAATTAACACCATCCGTTAACATTCTGTATTCGCTAATATATGTTTTTAAGTTTTCTTTAACTGCTTGATTTAAAGTAGATAACGTTTTTTCTGAATTGTATCCAAGTATGTATAAATTAATTGCAAATGGATTATTCTTTTCAGATGTATTTGATTTCTTACCACCTAAAAATCGTGTTACTTCATCTTTTATTTCTTGTTCTGTTCGTTTAGTATCACCTAATTTTTGAACTAATCCTGTAAACTCATTAAGTGAAGTTTGATTGGCTAATATAGAAGCTGGAGAATTATTATCCAACTCACCATCTGGTGCACAATAAGCTTTAGCGATACCACCATATTTTGCTGGTAATGATAATGCTCTTACTTGATAATCTTTACGAGTTACTGCTCTATTTTGTGAACCAAAGTTTGCTAATGCATTTTCTCTAATTTCTTCAATCGTATCTGCACCCTTACCACCAGTTCCTGTTTCTTCATTATCAACAGCAACAGAATTTTTGGATACTCTATAAAGAGCCTTTTCTGCTTCTTGGAAAGATGAAATATCATCATCAAATGAAATTGTTTCAAGATTATTTAATTCACCTACACCTACATTTGATTTTACTCCACCACCAACTAAATAAGATATAGTAAATTCTCCTGTTGGAGCTTGACCATATGATTTTGTTTTTAGAAAGTTTGAAGGATCAAATGATGCACCCATTTTATCAATAGAAGAGTTTAATCCCAATCCTACATTTTTAAAGCTAGGTATTAGAGTTTCATCTCCTTTTGAAGAATTACCTGCACCGAATACAAGTGATGTTGTATTATCATCATTTATTTTAGTTGTAAATCTCCTTGATGTTTTTAAAACTTTAAGAACATTTGGTACAGATTCTTTGAATTGAGCCAAATCTTTATCTGTTTGTTCTGAGTTTGCATAATCAACGTAAACCATTTCTTGTGCTAAGTAAGGAACTTGATACCACTTATTTCCATTAGAATCTCTAACATCATAAATATCAATTACATTATTATCTCCTAATTGTATTTTAGAAAATTGTTCAGGAGAATTACCAAAAGTATAATTAATTGTTTTTAGTTCAGCAGACATTGCATTTACATATTTTTTTAATAAATATGTTGTTGGTGTTCCTTCGTTACTTTCGTAAATTGAAATTTCTCTGTCATCTTCTACCGAAAAATCAAGTAGTTCTGTACTTCTAAATCGTGTTCCTGAATTTGATGATACTACTACCATTCCTTCTTTGATTCTCAAACAATAATCCAAATCTGCTCTTACTTCATCTCCAGTTCCAATTGATGGTACGGTTTGATATACTGCCAATCTTACAATTGATGGTGAAGTTACTTTTGGCTTATATCCAAGATATTCTGCCAATGCAACTACATTCTGTTTATCTTCAGAATATAACATTAATGATTCTTTTAATGTATCATCTGTGTAATATGAAAGAACATCACCAAGATAAGATGCCATTTCAATGAACATCATTCCAGGAGAGGCTTCGTTGAAATCAGAATAAGTTTGAGGGAAATATGTTTTTGCGTACTGGATTAGATTTTCTCTAAATCCAGAGAAATCTTTATTAAGGTACTTTATGTCCCTACCTTGATTCGATTTTTTTGTTGAACTATTTAATGCCATTTTTTTATCCTCTTACCGTAAATGTTAATTCTTGTGATTCAAATTGACCACCTACTGAAAACTTTAAATGAATTCCAGCAGTATTTTTATCTTTCATTTCATCCGTCATATCTACTACAATTTCATCAATATCAATATATGGTAACCAGAAGTTAACACTATCCGTTATTAGTGATTCAAGTTGTATTTCTAAATCATCTGTTATTTGTTCAAATAATAGCTCTTGTAATCCTGTACCAAAATCTGGTTGTAGAATTCGTTCACCCTTATTAGTTAATAGTAAATTTTTTAAATTACTTTTTGCTTGTTCAAATGAAGAAAATGCCTGGTCAAAGTAACCACCATTTCCTCTTTGTACTGGCAAAGTAATTCCATACGCGGAGTTAGAAAACTCTTCGGTATCTTTTACTATTTTCTTATCAAGAATGTAAGCCATTTATTTATTCCTTATTTTATCTCTTAAACTTTTTAACAAGTTCAGAGTTATCTCTATTTAATATTCTATCTAAACCAGGTAATCCAGTCTGAACTCCTAATCCAGTTTTACTTGGAGTAGATGCCATTTGTTGATATCCCATTTTGTGAGCCATTTGAGCTCTTAATGCATCTGTTCCACCTGCTCCTAAAGATGTTCCCATACTAACTGTTTGGTCAATATCCGGTTCTGCATCCATATAAGAAGGTATGTGAGTATTTTCTTGAACTATTGGTTGTTGTGTTTGTTGTGGTAAACTATCTAATACAGATGCCCCACCACCTTGGCCACTTCTCTGTGCTTTAGAAAAGGGAGTTGTTTGATTTAATACTTGATTTAATACTGCGTTCTTTGAGAATGTTCTCTGTGGTGCTTGTGTGTTTTCTTGTATTGGTACAATAGTTGCTGATTGTTCTTCTCTAAGAATTTCATTAGCCATATCAAATGGATCCTGTGTTTTTTTCTTTAGTACCTTTTTTGATGTCTTTGTAACTTCCAATAATCTTTTACTAACTTCCGCTTCTAAGATTTTAGGAAATGTTTTAGACAAAAATAGCTCTTGCTTTTTAGCAACCTCTACTTCAACGAGTGCCTTTATTACTTTAATTAATTGTTTGTTATTCATTTCTAATTCTTGTTATCTTACTATAAATATATCTTTGTTGATTTTATGGTTCGTATTCACACTAATAGTAACATTTGATTCCCATCTCGTATTTTTTATTTATCATAGTCATTTTCTTTTTACGATTAGTTCCAGTACGTTTACAAGTGATATGTAACCATATACTATTACCATGTTCAAATATAAATTGGTCAAATGGGAGTGTTTCCACAATCCATTTAGAGATTGGTAAATAATCTCTTGGCCCAAGTCCTGTGAATTGAATATCTATTGCTTCACCAATCTCATGCTGAGAGACCCTACCTACTAAACTTGGTGTTCCTCGGAAAGCTGAATTGATTACTACATTTGGATATTTTGCTAGTATTGGCTCTACTATATTTACCGCTACGTGTTTTAAGTTACACACAATATCATCAACAGTAAGACCATGTGCTGCTTTTATCTTATGTGGGAACGTAACATCCAATGATAAAGAACGAACTTTTAAATTGGGTGATAACTCGGCCTCATAGTTTAATCCTACTCCACATTGTGAAGGTATTGCTTCTGCAGCATTTTCTGAAGGAGTTATTTCATCAGGAGTATCTGATAAATCTGGTGATACATCAGGAGCAGATTGTCTTTGAATCGCTGCTAATGCTGAGTTTTTTTCTTCACCATCATCTGTAAGTATTTCGGTTCCTGTTGCTGCAACAACCGCAGCTGCACCAGCTACGGTGTTGTTGTTATCAGGAATAATTTCTAATAATTCTTCTACCGTAAGAAGGAGTGTATCTATAATACTCAAATCAATTGGTGGATTAACTACTGGTTTCGGTACACTAGGTCCTGCTGGTGGAACTGTAAACCCAGTCCATGTTAATACACCTGGTGCAACGAATGGTGGTGCACCTGGATATAATGATGTTGTCATATATAATCCTTGTATGGTTGGTACATGAGACATCATGGATGCTATTAATCTATCTAAAAACAATCCACTATCATCAACGGGACTAAGTGGTCCAACTGGTGTCCAAGTTCCAGGTGAAGTTGTTATAGCTGCGGTTGTTGTTATATTTAACATAGAACCTGGAGCTGGAATTATTGGTGGTATTCCTGTTACTAAAGTTGCACCGGTCCAATAACCTAATACACCCTTTCCTATATCATCGGCAAAAACATGCTTTCCTTTTTGTTTTGAAAGTGCAGTTGTACACGCAAGAGTAACTAAAGTTTCCATCAAAGCAATGTTTGGTGTTTGTATAGGGATATTGTTTATTGTCTGTAAACCTCTCCTAATACACATATCATATTCTTGTGTAATCTTTTTTGCAAATTCAGGAAAGGCTTTAATCCCATCTTGATTTTCCATATAACCTAACATGCTTTGTTTGAAGATTGCGAAAGACATGAGTTATTCTGTATAATTAAGAGTGGATAGGAATGTACTCAATTTGGATTTGATTGTATTAAAATCTCCACGATTGTTTGGTCCCATCATTGTAGGTCCTGCTGGTGTTGAGAATATTTGAGCATTTATAGCATCTATTAATTGTTCCATCAAATCAAGTAGAGTTTCACCTCGTACTAATGGCTCATCGGTGGACTCTGTATTTAAGTAGATTTCTCCAGCTCCACCGAGAATAAAAGTGTTATTATCATTTGTAGTAATTCTAACATCACCATTGAAATCCATCTCCGCTCCATCTAATCCATTATCTATTGTAAGTTTACCATCTGATATAAATGAATAGTTTCCTTTAGAGTAAAATAACATTTCAGAATCCTTGGATGATAATATAATTCTACCACTATTAATAAGAACTTGATCAGTTCCTTTTAATTCAGGTTCTTCTGCATATATTGGAGTAGTCTCCATTGGAGTGTCAATCTGACCAGGAGTAAATTCTAATAAATGTTCTCCACTTGCCATTACAATAGTTGAACCATCATCTACTATATCTTCAAGTAAGAATTCTTGTTCTTTTAATTCATCTAAAGATTTATCACCTTGTCTGTTTCTTATTATAATGGTTGGTGCTAAAACATTATCAACATTATTATAACCACTAAAACGAATTGATTGTCCAAAACGAGATTGTATGACTTTATCTCCTTCGTGAAATTGTAATGGATTTATTTGAGTAGCTTCAAAATATTCATTTTTAGGATCATCATCTGTTCCTGATGCTGAAGAGTTTGGTGTACCTGTTTGAGATGTAGTTGAATAATCATCAGATTTTCCTGATGGTGGTTTTTCCTTATCCGGATTAATCAAACTATTTGGATTACTTTTTGCTGAGTTACTGTTAATATCAGAACTTGGCATTCTTTTATAAACATACTTACCACTTGAAAGTCTAACCAATTCAACAGTTTCCCCAATTAATGGTAACTCTATACTTGCAACATCCATCGGCCGTATGAATTTCAAATCTGCTAATGAAGTTGTATTATCATCCATTCTACGTATTTTTGCAGAACCAATTTTTCCAGTATTTTTAGGTCCGAATACTTCAGAGGAAATACCATGTGATGTTACGGCAGGATGATTTTCATCGAGAATAATATCTAGGACGAGACCAGATAATACTTCACTTCTGGTTTGGTTACTTCTACCCGATATATTTCCTGCTTGACTTAATCTACCCATTCTTACCTACTTTTAGTTTTAGTTCCTCTACCTCATTAGTAATATCATCAAGTTTTATATCATGTTCATTACTAACTTCTGAAATGGTTTGATCTAATTCTTTTAGTAATTGTTCTTTTTCATCATTTGATAAAAACCCACTATCTCCTTCTGATTTTTGATTGTTTCCAATAATCCTTTGTGCAATTGCTGCCATTTTAATAAGTGCATCATCATTACGAACAGATGAATCAATTAAATCTCTTATAATCGGTCCCATTGCCATCATATCTTGAGAATGACGGACAAGTTTTCTCATCTCAGCAATCAATTCTGATATTCGTAACTTCTTTGTTTGTTGGTTGTCGTAGATATCCTTAAATAACCCACCAAGGCTTTTACCTGGAAATAATTCGAATTCTGTACTCATGATTTTACCATATTATCTTGTATATAAATATGATAAACAAAAAAACCTCACTTTTTAAGGTGAGGTTCTCTTTTAATGTACATTGGTAAAAAGCGTATATTATGCTTTCTTTTTCATGATGTGGTATATAACTCCAGCTCCTACTAAACCTAGTAAGCCTTCATTACTTAATGAACCAATAATACCCATAATGTTATCCACTACTGATATTTCAGGCCAAAAAGGAATCGATGCACCTTTGAATAATACTTCAAGTACTACTCCAAGAGCAATGATACTGATACCGATTTCTGTTAGTGATTTTGCCCAATCACCGATTTTGTTTAGAAATTCCATATTGTTGTTCTCCTTTGTTTTTTGTTAGAATTGTATAACCTCTTCCTTATTCAAAACATCGGACATGTCTAGAATAACTATGGTATATACAATGAAAAAAGTTCCAATATATATTCAATACCCAATTAGAGAAGTGTATGAGGGGTTTATATATTTATGTATAAAAAAACCCCACGAAAGTAGGGTTGTTTTGCTAACCACTTTATTATACGATTAGAGATTTTCGAGGGAATTTATAACCTATTATTAGTATCCTCTATCTTACAATAAGTATTATAATATTTTCTTTTTAACAACATAATTGTTAAGTATTAAAGTATCCATCTCACAATTTAAAAATGTTTTAATTGCATCAAGTGGTGTTAATACCATTGTTTGGTCTTTTAAATTAAAAGAAGTATTAATAACAAGTGGATACTCATTTATAACCTGTAACCGTTCAAGTAAATTATACATTCTTCTATGTTGTCTTTTATTAACTGTCTGTATTCGTGCCGAATCATCTACATGGGTTATTGCCGGTAAATGATGTTTGTGTTCATCTCGTACTTTGACAACCTGATTCATGAATGGTACGGTATCTTCATAATCAAAATATATTGAAGATGATTCTTCTAATACCATTGGTGCGAAAGGTCTGAACCCTTCTCTTTTTTTAATAACCCTATTCAAACGAGATTTCATTTGAGGATCTCTTGGATTTGCAAGTATGGAACGATTACCTAATGCTCTTGCACCAAATTCCATTCTACCTTCTACCCAACCAATTACATTTCCATCTACAATTTCATTTGCAACTATATTGGTTATCTGTTCATATAATTTTCTCTCACCCCAAACATCCTTCTCATATACCTTAAGAGCAGTAACTACATCATCGGTATTAAATGTTGGTCCTAAATATGGATTAGAATTATCAACTCTATTTCCTGGAGTACTATATGCATAGTGTAATGCACATCCAATAGCTGAACCAGCATCTGATGGAGCTGGTGGAATATATAAGTTTGTGAATTTTGTTCTTTTTAAAATTTTCCCATTAGCAGTACCATTATATGCACACCCACCACTTAAACATAAGTTTTCGGATTTGGTTTGTTTGTATAATGTATCTAATAATCTAAAAAATAAGAATTCATAAATTTGTTGAAGCGATGCTGCAATATCTTTATGTACTTGTTCTAATGTTTCTTCTGGTAATCTATTTGGTAGTTCAAAAAGCTCCGATAACTTTTGATTAAACATACTATTAGTTGACCACTCATAAGTAAAGTAATCCATGTTTAATTCAAACCCACCATCTTTAGTAGTGGTATATAGTTCTTTGAATTTATTTATATACTTAGATGCATCTCCATATGGAGCTAATCCCATTACCTTATATTCACCTTCGTTTGGTTTGAATCCTAAAAATGCAGTAAATGTAGAGTATAACATTCCCAAAGAATGTGGAAACTTAACAGAACCTATTTTTTTAATATCATCCGATGCCTTTGCAAGTGAAGTAGTTTCCCATTCCCCAACACCATCAACCGATAATAAAGCAGATTCATTAAAAGGAGATGTATAATATGAATATGCCAAATGAGATAAGTGATGGTCACAATAAATTAACTGAGTTTCACTTCCTCGTAAAGTTTCTAGTTGTGATATTGTATCCTTATATACTTTCTTATTTCTAGATATTATTTTTAATCTATTAAAGAAGTTTTTCCATCCTCCTTTTTTTGTAGAAGTTTCAATTCTATCTAATTTTAATTCTGGATTTTCATAAAAACAAACTGCCTTCAAATCATTGGGTTTGATTTTAAATTCTTCAACCAACCAATTAATAGTGTTAATTGGAAAAGATGAATCGTGTTTTATACCTGTGAATCTTTCTTCCTCACATGCTCCTAATACTTTCCCATCCTTTATCAACGAAGCAGCAGAATCATGATATCCACAACTTATTCCTAAAATATAACCACTTACCATATATATCTATTTATATATAAATATTACAAATAATCATTATCTATATAAGGGTTTGAAGGAACATCATTATTTTCTTCTTTAGATGACCAGAAATCTTTTTTTCTTGGTTCTCTAAACTCTCCATACTCATGATAATCATTTAACATTTTCTTTTGATGAGTCTTCATTACATTTACAACCTTTGTTATATAGTGTGTTTTACAATCTGTCATTTCTCTTATTAGGAGATATAAATGTTTCTTATTAAAGTTTTCAATATATTCACTTCTTCTAAACAGTTCAAGTATTGCATCTGCTATTTGTAAATCTCGTTTCTTGATAAAAACAGAATTTAAGTTCATATCCCAATACTTTAACATTATTTGTTTAAATTCTTTAAACTCATCATTTTCAGAAGTTTCACTAAAATCATTTTCAGGATTCCAAGTTTCTGGCATCGCTGATAATAAAGATGTTTGTTTCCATCTTTTATAGTTACCGTTGTTTTTTAAAATTAAATGGTTTTTAGCAATAATAGTAAAGTAAGAAAATGCTCTTCCCTTTCCAGGTTTAAACATATGCATCTTTTCTACCATAATAGAAACTACTTCTGTTTGAATATCTTTTTTTGATACATCAAAATAAGAAAACTTAAATGTATTCAATACATTTTCTGCAAGTTTTTCAAATGGATATTTAATTCCATCTTCGTATATTTTAGAACGTAATTCTGAATCAGTCGATGCATTGTATTCAACAATAGCTTCTTGAGCAGGTGAACCAAAATATATTTTGGATTTCTTTTTTCTTGGTCTTGGCATAATTTATATTTCGTTGTTAAGGTCTTCGATTAATTTTTTAAGTTCTTGGAAAGTTACACCAACTTCATCATCTTTTTCAAATGCTTCTCTGTTATCAATATCTTTCATCTTTTTTAACGTATTTTCTATACGTCCTCTAACTTCATTTATTGATGAGATAAGTCTATCTTCTAATTGTTCCGTTTGTTTTAATAAGTTTCTTACACCTATTAACAAAATAAGATTAAGTAAAGCAGATATCAAGATTATGATATTAGTTGTGTTTGATAAAAATTCTATCATAGTTTATTATTTTAATTTAATTGTATATCGTATCCACTAAATTTCTCCATGTACGATGTTATTTTTGTTCCATATCCATCCCTAAAAACTTTTCCATGTTTAAAGTATCGTTTTACAGAACCCTGTCCTCCAAGATGTGCTGCTGCTAATATCCCACTTTCAGTAATTAACATACCATTAATGGTTTGTCCATCGAATACATCAATGTACTTTTGTAATTTTTCTTTGTTGTGTAATAATAAAGCTATCATTGCTTCTTCTTGAAGTTGTGGGTTAGATAAGAATTCATTTTTAGTTACCTTGAATCCTAATCCTTTTAGAGTTGATTTTCCAAATTGGTACTTACCCATGTAACCCCATTTGTTTATGATATCATATCTGTTACCACTTTCTCTAAATCCTATATCAGTTAAGAAGTTATTAAGTTCTTCTGTATAATATATCTCTTGTAGTTTTATACTATCAATTAAACATTGTTTTTCTAATTCCTGTTCCTTAAGTATATCAACTAAATCTATTTCATTAGATTCTTTTTCGGTATTCTTTAATGCTGCCGAATCAATTACTCCGAATGATAATAATGTTACTATCACCGAAAATATTATTGGTTTTTTCATGTAGTCTCCTATTTTGATTAAACTATTCTACTAATATACGAAAGATAATTCATATATCCAAGCTTTTTCTTGTATTTTTTAAGCTTCGCCCACCGGGCCGTAGAACATTCCACTCATAACTGATATATCTTCTGATTCATCGTTTGAATCAGAATCATCTTTCAAGAAACTACCAAGTGTGTCCACCAAATCAGAGTTTTCTATAACTATATCTTGCATATCGGTAATAGTTTCTGTTAAACTATTATCAAATTCTTCCGAAGTACAAAACCCTTTATCTATTAATAAATCAATAATGGTTTGTGTTATTAAAGTTTGTGTAAGTAATTTATTTGTTAATTCTTTTATTATCTTTTTTGATTCCAAGTTCATCTAATAAATCTTTTAGGTTATGTTTATCTTCTTCTCCGTAAATCAAATCACCAAATCCCTTGGTAATAGTTTTTTCAGTATAACCGATTGCAGCTGCAAGTCTAATACATACTACTTTGTATTCTTGAATATCCATGTCATCTGGTACATCTAATTCAATCTTACTTGCTTCTCTATTGTGTTCAATAAAATCTTTATCCGTATATGTAAATATAAGTTTTCCCATGTTTTCGTTTTAATTATAAGATTTCAGCTCCCTTTGTTAATAAAGGTTCAGCTTTTTTGTACTTCATAAATTCAGTAGAACCATCTGATAATTTTACCATAACTCTATCATTTCTACCGTACTTTTTTCCTCGTGTAAATGTTGTAGTGTATCTTCTAACTGCATCTGTTATGAGAATCCCATCCAAATGGTCTATCTCATGTTGTGCACATACACATTCTAATAATCCCTCATCTTGATAGAATTCATTTGAATCCTTCCAATCAGTCTTATCAGATGAAAAGATAACTGTTCCCAAGTTATCACACTCTACTGTAAATGATTTATGTCTTAAAGTTTTAACTGGTTTTTTCATTGTCTTATCTAAAGATAAACATTGTTCTACATAAACAACGGTTTCTTTTGATGCTTCAGTAACCCTTGGGTTAACTAATATCAATGGGTCTTTTACGTTTATCAAACAAACCCTATCTGTTAATCCTATTTGATTTGCAGATAACCCCAATCCACCATGTTTGGTTAATTCGGTTAATAGTTTTTCCGAAATAGAATCAACAGCTGATTGAGACATTGGTTTTGGTAAAAGTTGTGTTCTTAACTTATTTTGATCTTTAATTAATTTCATCGAATAAATTTAATTGATTTGTTGATATTTTTCTTGATGATAACGGCTCACCGAATCCTCTAACATATATAGTCTTACCACCATCAGGTGATTCGTAAATTTTACAATCTTTATATTTTTCTAAAAACTTTTTCATATCTTTTGTTGCCTCGAAGTATCTATATCTTACTTCTTTTCCAAGTTCCATATCGTTTGGAAATTCTTTTACTAATTTTTCTATATCCATTATTCTGCTATATTTAAATATTTTTCTAATAACCAAGATGATGATTGTACTTTTTTACCTAACCCCCATACTGATTCTATTCCGTATGTATTACATACATCGTTCTCTGGTGTAGTTGTTTCTGTTCTATCTCCACCATTACCAAATGCCATTTTACCGTTTATATCATCACTATATGTAGCATGCCATTTGTGTTTTGCATGGTCAATGAAATCAATTGCGGTATCATCACCATGTATAAGTGGATTCATTACATAAACATAATCTACATCTCTTAATGATTCCATGATAAACTTTCGTTCCCCTTCTTTCATAAAAGATTTACCTTTTTTTCTATATAACCACTTATCGTTATTTAATCCAATCCAAACTTCTTCTGCCAACTCTTTGGCTTTTTGGATACATTGTATGTGTCCTTTATGAACAGGGTCAAATCCACCACTAATTAATATTACTTTGTATTTTTTACTCATTTTATTCTTTCTTATATAAAGATACGAAATTTATTTAACATATCCTAATTTATTTCCAATTAAATCCAGCACCCATGTGTCCAAACCCAGCAGTAGATGCGAATATTGGTTTCGTAAGTTCTAAGAACTCAATTATTCCTTTAGGTGATAAATCATATCCTTTGATAAATTCGTGTTCTCCATCAACGATAGCAGTTGCTTGAAGAGGTTGGTCATATCCAATTGC